GCGCCCACATGGTACGTAATCCATAAGGTAGAATCCTTCGAGGACCTACTTGGTTATGAACCACGAACGGCATAACAAGAACAAATCAATCCCTAAGGGAAAGTTTATTCCTGTTATACTCGAGAACCAGAACTATGTTCTTGGTTCAAACATCCTTAAAGGATGTTTAGCCTATCGCCAGGGAAAATACGCTTTTAGCGGGCGACATCGGCTTTTCGTCAGGTTGACACGATCTATTGGACTTAGCCCAAAGGTCGCTTCAATCTGGGAAAAATCAAGAACTTTGCCAGAGGCAAAGCGTCTTGATGAAACTATTCAAGGTATCCTTGATAGTTTACTACTCTTTGATACAGAATTATTCCTGAGGGATAGTCCTGGACCAAGGGTAGTTAATAACATTGTCCGATCAATATGGTCGGTGGGATGCTATTCTTTAGCTTCGGTAGTTTCCCAATGGAAAACTATCGGAAACTATATTCTTCATAAGGCTGCAAGAACAAAGCTCCTGGAACCTTTAGAGGAAATTCCTCCAACAAATATCTTTAAGATACTTCTCGGGTGGAAAAAGGTTCAGCGGATTTTATCTGCTGAATCTATAGATAAGCGAGACCTAGAAGGTCTTGCCCATCTTTTAAGCAGTCGCCAGCTTCCAGCTGGGGACAAACTTATATCCAAGAAGGCCATTTTGACCTTCAAGGAAAACCTTCAGCGGGACTATGTCCCAGCGGAAGGTATAATACAGAACCTCTATGAGGCCTGTTATTTAATCGGTAAACGGACCCGCAAAGCAAGTTCGAAGACTGATTTAAACTCACATATCTCATTAGCGATAAGTGGGTCTTTGTTTAAGACCGTCAAGGAGGGTGGCAGAGCCAGAGAACTCCTTGAGGCCATTAAACCAATACTAACTCATATTCCTGAGGAAGATGAGGAAGTACATACTCCGCTTGGACCAGCAAAGTGTCCCAAAGGGATACCTCGTTGGAGAAGTTGGGGTAGACCGGACGTATTGCCAGATACTGGCAAGGCATTCGGTGAAAAACTACTCGACACCTTAGGTGGTCGAGAAGTTTTTTCTTCAGGTATGGATGTGGCAATTGGTTTCCAAATTGTCGCATGCTCATACCTAGAATATTTGGATTGGGGAGACCCGGAGGGTAACCCCTATCCAATAATGTGCCGAGTCCTGACTGTGCCAGAACCCGGACATAAGGCTAGGATTGTTACAACTGGTCCATATTGGACCAATGTATTGCAACAACCTATTGGCCATTTAACGCGGGCTTTGCTCGCGTCACATCCTTCCGCTGCAGCAGGGCTGCGGCGTCAGGATCAAGCCTGGCAGTTTCTGTACATGGCTTCAAAGGCACACAGTTATCCAAAGGATACTGTATGCCTTTCATCAGACCTCTCAGAGGCTACTGATAATATCCCGCATGAGGTAGCAAAAGCTGCCCTAGCAGGATTTAAAGCGGGCTATGGATACCATAGTGAGCTTTATGACATTGCATGTGAACTAGTTACTAGAACACATCTAATGTGCTTCCCCGACGGATCAGATATTCTGACACGTCGAGGAGTCTTGATGGGGGAACCCCTCACCAAAACTGTTCTTACACT